TCACAGTGAAATAATGGCATCAATTGACGACTCACCTTCGGACCAGTGGTTACCCGCAGGGCAGAAACTCATCTTTACAATTATTCCCGATATAACCATTACGGACGACTATCGCTTTATAGTTCAAGTAGAGGAGAATGATACGGAGATAGCAAAAATATACCTCACGCCAAACACGAACGAAACAGCTTTCTTTGATTTGTCTGAAGTCGTTTTGGGTAGGGTAGAGGTAGACGTATTTAAATACGGGCTAACTTCTACGATCCACTCGCTGAACAATAACGTATTTACGAGAGCGAATAACGGGGTAAAGAAATACGTAATTAAGGTAGGGCACTTTGACGGAAGCGGCGAAAGCACCGCCGAAGACATCTCAAGCAATTACTACCTCCTCGATGGATACGAACAACTTTCCGCAGGACTAGACCCAGGATTTAGCGATTATTACGGCACGAGTTCAAGCGACAAGTTTTGGCTTACCGACCGCGTACCGAGTAGCAACATAATCAACGTAACGGCGGGCATTGAAGATACCGGGGTTTTTGCCTTCATAAATACGGACGATACGGGTTCCCAAGTAGGGCAAATTATAGCCGTTATTTACGATAACGACGGGGTAGAAGATGACTCTTTGAATTACGTGATTGGGAACCCTACGGGCGGGCAGTCGCCCGGGGCAGCAGCCGCTACGTATTGGTACGGAACCCTCCTTTATGCGTATCTCTACCCGGCTTCATATATCCCTTTGACAAACGCCCTCAACGCCGTAGCGGGCGGGTGGAGTTATTACGAGTTAATACCCGCTACCAGCGCGGGCATACAAAGCGGGAACAAGATTCGAGTCACCAACAATTGTCGCTATTCTAAAAATGAAGCGGTACAATTGGCGTGGGCAAATACGCGCGGCGGGTGGGATTACCTACGCTTTAATGGAAAGAAGCAAAAGACGGTTACAAGGGAGGAGAAGACGTACCGAAAGATCGTCGGCGATTACGACGCTTCTTCTTTTTCCTTTGCACCAACGGAGAGAGAAATTAAGCCGTATCAACTCGAAGCTAAAGAACGCTACCAATTGAACGGCATTCTCACTATCGAGGAACTCACGCTTCTTCAATACTGCATGAGGAGTAAAAACGTCATGGCACGAATCGACGGCTTATGGGTTCCCGTCACCATCTCGACCAACTCGATGCAGGTAGAAGAGGAAACCGTTTCAAAGGTCTTTGTTACTTCGTTCGAAGTTGAACTCGCACAGATTATCCGATGCTAAGGCTTACGATTGACGGAAACGAAATTGAACTGTACGAGAATGAACCCGTAAATCTCTCGTATCAGTTCAGCAACTTGCAAGAAATCAACGCGAGCAGCTCGAACTTTTCGCAGACCTTCCGCGTACCCCTTACCAAGAAGAACCAAGATTACTTCGGCCCGGTAAATGAGTTCGGGCTTATTCCGGATTGGGATCCAAAGACGAAAGTAGAAGCGGAGCTTTCGTATAACACGATTCCCGTAATGCGGGGCTTTGTTCAGGTGAAAGCGATATACGTTCAGAAGGGCAAGTACGCAGATGTAGAACTGGTATTCTTTGGAGAGACGGCGAACCTCTCGCGGGATATTGGCGACGGTATGCTTACGGATCTCGACCTCTCCGCGTATGACCACACCTTAAACGCTACGAATATAGAAGCGAGCTGGACGGGAAACCTTTCGAGCGGTGTCATACGTTACGGCCTACCGGACAAGGGGCAGAACTGGTTTGCTAATCAAACCGATAATATTTGGAGTTCGAGCAACCCTTTAGAGCATGGCGACTTCACCCCGTATTTCCGAGCCTCTAAATTATTGGAAGAGATTCTCGATAACGCAGGGTACGAGATGGATTCCACCTTCTTCACAAGGCAAAGCAACCTCTACCTTTTGATGAATAACGGGCAACGCTCAATCGTTGGCACGGATAACCCCGAAACAGAAACTATGCTCGTTGGGTTGAGTACCGACTTAACCGGACTCTCTGCCCACAATCCCGGCGCAGCTATTACCGCTTGGAGCGAAACAACGCCGTTCTACGATACCGGGAGCAACTTCTCCGGAGGCTCTACCTTTACCGCCCCCTTTCGGGCTTACTATACCTTTCGAATCAACCTATACGGAAGAACGGACGACACTACGCACGAGTTCTCGATGGTATTGCAAAACACCAACGTAACTCCCGCGGCTACGGTATGGGATATTTTCGACGGCAACTATCCGGGCGCGTTGTTTAACGATCAAGTCCACAACTTCACAAGCGACCCCATACTCTTAAACGCGGGCGATACGATAAGGGTGTTTTATGAGATGGAAAACAACGGCCACATCTTAAACCTCGACGGCGATAACACGATTTCTCCCCAATCCACTTGGTGGCAAGTTCTCGATATAACCGACCCAACTTCAGGGCAAACGGTAGACGTAGAAGCCAATATGCCGGAGATGAAGCAAATCGACTTCGTGTCCGGTTTGCAGAAGATGTTTAATCTCGTATTCATCCCGGACAGAAACAACCCGAAGAAGCTCTATATAGAGCCGTTTAACGACTATCTCGCTTCAGGAGCCAAGAAGGATTGGACGAATAAGATAGACCTCTCCAAAGACCTCACAATCGAGCCAACGACCGACCTACAAGCAAGGCGGTACGAATGGACGCATTCGAACGGGAAAGACCTTGTTAACGAACTTGTATTTAAAAACGCTTCGCGGGTGTATAGTCGATACCGTGTGGACGATCCGCAAAACGACTTCGCATCCGGAACAAAGCAAATCAAAAGCCCGTTCGCACCACACGTCGCCTCATATATCCCCGGCACTCAATACGCCGTTCATCGTTTGCTCGTGGATACCGACCAAAGCGATAAAAGGATAAAAAACCCGCTCCCGCGTTTGGCCTTTTGGAACGGAACACCAAACGGAGAAATCAACTATTACCAAGACGATAACAGTACGGTCGTAACGGACACGGATTATCCTGCCTTTTCGCAGTACTCCGCGCTAAACGCTACGGTAACGAGCGAAGATTTAGGGTATGGGCCAGAGAGGCCGTTTCACATCATACAAGCCAACCCGTTAAATACGCTTTATTATCAGTATTGGAGTCCGTTCGTGAATCAATTGTACAGTTCGGAGGCTCGTAAACTAACGGCCTTCTTCCGGTTGACGCGGGCGGATTTAGCTACGTTCGAATTTTCGGATAAGATTTACTTGAAGGATACGTACTGGCGGATCCTGTCTATTTCTTACGACGCTACTTCGGATAATCTCGCAAAAGTGGAACTCCTCAAGGTGCTTTCGGAGGTTCAAGATTGTCAATGGCTTCCAATTGCAATCAACAAGGCCACGGGAGAAATACAATTCGAAAACCCTTCCGGGTTACAAACCTATACCCTGTCTGCGCTCTATAGCTCTTGCTGTACGAAATACGGTTATGCATACAATCCGACCGCGCAGCGGTGTTACCAATCTTTTGAGCAATGAGGAATCTCGACAATCACCGTTATATAGGCGAAGCGATTCAATTGCTCCAGGCTAAAGGGGAACGGGTTCGAGTCCCGCTTTGGTTCAAGGTTGTTGATGTTGTCTTCTTGCTTATCACTCTTGCAATCCCAATAACCCTCGTAATATGGCTCGTGAGGAATCTATAATAATGAAGCTACTAGCGGATACGAGCCAACTCGATACCGCTATTGAATCCTCACAAGATGCCGTCAAGGATTTAGGGACAACGGGACAAACAGTTATCGGTGGACTCGACCGCTTAACGGGTGGGCTCGCTTCTAAATTCTTCGGAGCTGCCAAAGGCGTTCAGTCCTTTATAAAGGGGTTGAACCTTACGAAAGTTGCAATTATTGGAACGGGTATCGGTGCGCTCGTTGTTGCCCTCGGTGCAGTCGTTACATACTTTACCCAATCTTTTGAGGGGGCTCGTAAGTTTAAAGTCATTCTCGAAGGTGTTTCGGCTGGGGTTCAAGTTGTCGTTGATCGCGTTTCCAAGTTTGGGGAAGCCGTTTTCAAATTCTTTTCGGGAGATACCACGGGAGCGGTTAACGCTTTTAAGGATGCAACCGCTTCGCTTACGGATGAGTTAGAACGCGAAATTTTGGCCGCTCGTGCTTTGGAACGCGCACGGCAAGACCTTGTGGATCGGCAAAGAGAGCAACTCATTACTACGGCACGAGAGCGAGCAGAGATAAAAGCGTTGAACCTTCTCGCAGAAGACACCACCGCAAATATTAACGATAGGATCTCAGCCGCAGAAGAAGCGGGCGCAAAGGAACGCGCTTTGTTTGAAGAACGAAAAGCCAACGCAGAGGAGGAACTTGCTATTATTAAGGCTCAAAACAAACTTGGCGACTCAGGCGAAGAGGCTAGGCAAAGACAAGCAGAACTTGAAGCTCAAATATTTGAGTTGACTTCGGAATCGTTGGAACTGCAAACCACGCTCCAAAACAAGCTCAATACGTTGAAGCTCGAGGCCGTCAACCTCACGCGGCAACAACTGCAAGCCGAGATTGATCTCGCGAACGAGACGGTTAAGGGTATGGAGGAGCGAGCAGAAAAGCGAGACGAAATAAACCGTATTCGCTTGGAAGCTATGAACCAGGTAGACGGTGCGGAACTACAACTTAACCAAAACGTCATAGGTTATACAGAGACAGCGGAGGAAGAGAAACGCCGCTTACGCCGCGAAACAGCAGAGGACTTTTTGAACAACGCGGAGTTAATCGGCCACCAAAGTTTGGAGTTTGCTTCACTCACCCTGAGCGCGATTGGTTCGTTATCTGAAGCCTTCACAAAGGACGAAGACAAGCGAGCAAAGCGCAGTTTTGAAATCGGCAAAAAGCTCGCTATTGTCCAAACCATTATGAACACGGCGGAGGCGGTAGGATCTGCACTCGCAAAAGACGGAACCTTCCCCGGTTCACGATTCATTGCAGCCGCCGCCGCTGGTGCAGCCGGAGCCGCACAAATAGCCACTATTAAAAGGCAACAATTTAACGCGGGTTCAACTGAAATAAGCACACCAGAAAGGCAGACCCTCACCGCACCAGCCGCACCGACTACCCCACAACTCGACCTCGGATTCTTAGGGGGTGGAGCAGGACAAACGGGCTTCCGTACCTACGTCGTTTCTTCGGAAGTATCGAACGCCCAACAAGCAAACCAACGCATTAACGACCAAGCCACCCTCGTAGGATGAATATTTTAGAACTCGTAATTGATGAAGAAGCGGAACTCTACGGAATCGACGCTATATCACTCGTAGAACAACCCGCTATCGAATCGGACTTTATCGCAATGAATTCGCAACTCTTGCAATTCAAGACGCAGGACGAAGAGAAACGTATCGTAATGGGTGCGGCACTCATTCCCGATAAGCCTATATACCGCAGAAACGGCGAGGAAGAGTATTACGTCTACTTCTCAAAGAAGACCGTCCGACGGGCGATGGAACTCTACTTCAAGAATGGCAACCAAGCCAACGCAACCCTCGAACACGAACACAAGATTAACGGCTTGCACGTTGTAGAGAGTTGGATCGTGGAAGGCGAGCAGGACAAAAGCCGTATGTACGGGCTTGAGGTTCCCGTCGGTACGTGGATGGTCTCAATGAAAGTGGAGAACGACGCTATCTGGGAGAAGTTCGTAAAGGAGGGCAGCGTGAAGGGCTTCTCTATCGAGGGGTACTTTGCGAACAAGTACGAGATGAGCCGCGCCACCGTAAAGGAGGACAAGCGATATAAGAAGGGAAAGCGCGTAGATATGGAGTCGTATACCGATTACCCCGACGCGGTAAAGAACAACGCCAAGAGGGGCATTGAATTGAACGAGAACCAAGGCAATAAATGCGCTACGCAGACGGGAAAGGTACGAGCGCAACAACTTGCAAACGGTGAACCCATCTCCGAAGAAACCATAAAGCGAATGTACTCTTACCTCTCACGGGCGGAAGAATATTACGATCCCAATTCCACGACCGAATGCGGAACTATCTCTTATCTCTTGTGGGGAGGCAAGGCCGGGCTGCGTTGGTCGAAGTCCAAACTTACAGAGTTGGAGTTGCTTTGGGCGGTCGAAGTCGAGATGGCACTCGAATACCTGGAGGAGCGATTGAGTAAGGAACAGGGTTCGTAAACCGTTATATAAAAAATTCCTCGAAGATGACACTTAAAGAACGCATCTCCGAAATTTTCGATAAGTACAGCGTCGAGCTGTCCGTTGAAGAGAATGCGGAGGTAAAATTTGCAGTTGCTACGCTTGACAGCGGGCAAGAAATCCAAACCGATGCGGAAGCCTTCGCGGTCGGTGTTTCTGTTTTCGTAGTAAATGACGAAGGCGAACAAATCCCTCTCCCGGATGGTGAGTACACTTTGCAAGACGGCTCTATGTTGGTTGTTGCTGAGGGTGCGGTTACCGAAGTAAACGAAGCGAGCGAAGAGCCAGCCGTTGAAGCGGAAGAGGACAAAGAAGAAGAGATGTCCGAAGAGCCAAAAGAGGTCGAAGCATCTTCCGAGGTATTGACACGCGAAGACGTTGCAGGTATGATCGCCGAAGCAATCGAAGCAACGAAGGCGGAATTCTCTTCACAAATTGAAGAGCGAGACGCAAAGATTACGGAGTTGAGTAAGCAGGCCACTAAGAGCCTCTCACGCGCTCCGAAGATGGAGGTTCAAGCCCCCGTCGATTTGAAAAGTTTATCAATCACGGAACGCGTCGCCGCGATCCACAATCAATTCTCTAAATAATGGCTAACGCTACAGTTGGAGTCGGCACGTATGCCGGCGAAGCGGCACGACCTTACGTGGCTGCGGCGATTTTGTCTGCTGACTCTATCGCAAACAACTACGTTCAGGTTCTCCAGAACGTACACTCTAAAGCGGTTCTCCGCAAGTTCTCAGGCGCAGCAATCCAAGCGAACGACGATTGCGCTTTCGCTACCCCTGGCTCTGGTCAGTTGACTTTGGGCGAAGCGGTTTTGACTGCTTCCGCTTTGAAGGTAAACGAGCAGGTTTGCAACGCTGACCTCCGCGCTACGTGGGAAGGTACGCAGATGAATGGCCAAAGTTCTGCGGCTCCTGCGGATTTCACTACTTACGTCGCTCAATACGTAGCCGCAAAGGTTGCTGAAAACGTAGAAATTAACTTGTGGGGCGGTAACTACGACCCCGACGACGGAAGTTTGACCGGAGGCGGTGAGCTTGGCACTTCTTTCGACGGTATCTGCCACCACATCGTAGACGCAACGCCCGGATACGAAAAGACCGCTGCAGGTGCTTTCACCGCTGACGCTGACGCGACTACGGGCATTTTAACCAAGCTGGACGATATTGTAGCGAACGCCCCGAGCGTAGTTCAATCTGACCCGCAGACGGTTCTCTATATGAGCCGCAAGTCTTTGTTCTTGTTGCAACGCGCTATGGCGGGTATTGGAATCTTCCAAGCCAACGGAACGGATGACACTGGTTTCGCCGGTGTAGGTTACTCTCCTGAATTCGTAGGTGCAGCGCGTCCAACTACTTTCTTGGGCTTTCCGGTCGTTGCTCCCGCAGGTATGGCGAACGACACGATTATTATGTGCAACCCTAACCAGTTGTACTTCGGTACTGACTTGCTCACCGACCATATCCAAGCCTCTATTTTGGATCTTACGGGCGTAACTGGTGACGACGTGACACGCGTTATTATGCAGTTCTCAGGCGGTACGCAAATCGTAGACGCTGGCTCTATCGCCGTTTCTCGCCGCTCATCCTAATTGAATCGGGGAGGGGCTTAAAATCCCTCCCCACAATTCCTCTTAACTATGGCTTGCACCATTACATCCACAGGGCGTTCCTTCCCCTGTAAAGACAAAATCGGAGGAATCAAGCGCGTTTGGGTAAAAGTCTTCGACGCGGATGACTGGGGTACGATTTCAGCAGGCGTAATTCCTGCCGATACAGCAATTACCGTTCACTCTTGGGAATTGACGAAGAACAGCGGTTCATTCCAACAGACCGTAACAAGCTCAGTTGAGAACGGTACGGTATTCTTTTCGCAAGTTGTTGAGTTGACTTTGCCCAACTTGGGCGCAACCGATAACGATGACGTTTACGAACTGTTGAAGAACCGTCTCGCCGTTATCATCCAGGACAACAACGATAACTATATGTTGATGGGGCACACGACCGGAGCGGAAGCTACGGGGGGCACCGTCGGCACGGGAACCGCGAAGGGCGACTTGAACGGTTACCAAATCCAATTGACAGCAGAGGAGGCTATTCCTGCTCCGTTCGTTTCTTCTTCGGACGCGAATATCACCTTCACGGCTGGTTCCTGATTTTCATTTGTTTGGTTCACAGGTTACAGGACGGGGGAGGGCATTAGTCCTCCC